GACGACGCGATTGTGTCGCGGGCGATGAGCACAAGCACGAGGTCATCGAACGCGCCCGAGATACCCGACACGTCGAAGGTTCCGGCACTCGCGAGCGTGATCGCGTTCAGCAAAATGAGGTTGCCGCCCGTGCCGCCACCCCCGCCACTGAGGGCGACGCTCGCGGCGGCGGTCAAGCGGCCGTCGGCGTCCACCGTGATTTGTGGCACGTGGGTTGCGTCGCCGTAGCTACCGGCCGCAACGGCGGTTGCCGCGAGCTCGGAGGGGCCGACCGCGTTGGCGGCTATCTCGTTGGCGGTGATGCCGTCCGCTTTCACGCGCACCACGTCGGCGGCGATTTCGACGGTCGAGCCGTCCACGTTGACCGAGAGCACGTCGGCCGACTCGGCGAGCCCGGCCCCGGCGACGCTCGCCGCTAGGCCGGGATTCGGGTAGGTGCCGTCGAGCGCACCCCCGGCGGGGCCGGTCGGTGACCCCCCGCCGCCGGTCGCGGGTGTTTCCCAATCGGTCGCGTAGTCGGTCGCGCTCGTCTTCGTGAGCACTTGCCCGGTCGTGCCGCCGGTCGGCACGCCCGGCCCGGCGGGGCCGGTTGGCCCGGCCGCACCGGTCGGCCCGGTCGGCCCCGTCGGCCCCGGCGGGCCCGTTGCCCCGGCGGGGCCGGTCGAGCCGGTCGGCCCGGTCGGCCCCGGCGGGCCGGTCGCACCGTCGGCACCGTCCGCACCCGGTGGCCCCTCGGGCCCGGTTGGCCCGGTTGGGCCCGGTGGCCCCTCGGGGCCGGTAGGCCCGGCGACGCCGCCCACCCCATCGACGCGCACGACGCCGTTGCCCTCGTCGGTGACCACGAGCCCGTCGCCGAACTGCAACTTCGAGCCGCGTATCGTCATGGGTCGAGCCTCACGAGCGTAAGCGAAAAGGTCGGCGTTATCGCACCGGCCGCGCGGAGGTAGTCCACTTGCATCGTAAGCAAGTCGTGACCGAAGCTCGATTGCAGCGGAAAGGAGAAATTGACCAAGCCGACGAAGCGGTTGAAGCCGTCGTTCGAGCCCGCCCACGTGGCGGCGGCTTGCACGCCTACCGGTTGCGTGACGTTGCCGGACGGCGACACTTGGAGGTAATCCGACATTGTCGCGTCGCCGGTTTGTTTCAACGCGAAGTTCGCGTTCGAGTTGAGAAAGAAGGTCGCGAGGTAGTAGCCCTGTTGCACCTTCAACGTGCGGTTGGTCGAGTCGGTCGGGTCAACGTGGGCGACTTGCCCGTTGGGTGAATATGCCTCCCACGGCGACGGGCTCCACACGCAAAGCCCGCTCGACAAGCTCGACCCGGTAAAGATCGCGTTCGGCGTGCCGTAGTCCATCGCGCCGCCACCGCCGCCCCCGGAGTCGTCGCCCACGTCTTCGACCGTGAAGCGCACCGGGTCGGCACCGCCGTGCTCGTGGTCGCGCGCGTGCATCACCGGTTTTTGCGCGAGGGTCATGGAAGGGGCGGGAAGGGGTTGTTTTCCTGGTAGGCAAACGGCGATAGGTCAAGCGTCAACGTCACGTCGTCGTAACCGGCTTGCAGCGGTCGTGCCTCTTCGTGCACGCCTTCGATGAGGTGTTGCGAGGCAAGAGGCTCGCCCGCGACCGGGAAGCCGCCGCCGCCGGGTGAGCCCACGGTCACGGTGACACGGTCGGCAATGTCGCACGTGCAGAGGAACGCCCAATTGGCTTCGGCCCCGAGCGCGTCGGGGTGCATCGAGCGGAAGCCGATTGCGGGCACGCGGTAAATCGGGTGCCGTTGATCTACGCCGCCGACCGTCTTTACGGCTTTGTAGTTGCTGACGTAATACTCCGCGAAGCGCTGACACTCATCGAGCGCGCCGAGCGCGTCGGTGATGCCGTACTTGGTGAGCAACCCTTGCGCCGACCACGGCCGGATGCCGTAGAGCGCAATCGAGCCGTCGGCATCGACGCGTTGGCCCTCAATCGCATCGTCGGGAATCTTGTTTCCGTTTTCGTCGCCGATCGGAATGGCAAGCCCTTGATTGACGATTTTGGAAAGGCCCCGGTTCATGCCGAAGGTTCGAATATGCGCGGTGTCGGTCGGCGAGGCGTGGACGGCGGCGGCGTCGCCCGCTTTCCAATCGTGGAAATCCCACCCCGGCGTTGCAGCGGCGGTGCCGACCGGGTCGAAGCGGGCATAGCGGCCGTGCACGGCAAGCCGCCCGAGCCGGTCGCCGTACACGTTGCCGACGCTCGGAAACTCGGCGTCGCACGCGTCCTGTATCGCGGTCATCGCCGATTCACCCGCCGAGTAGATCGCCTCGTGCAACGACACGTTGCCGCTGAACACGTTGCTCCACGTGTCCACGTCGATGCCCGCATTGTCGAGCACTTGCCACACGCGCGTTTGCATCCCGTACGGCGGCGGCACGTTCGGCGTGTCATCGAAGAAGACTTGACCGGCCGAGTCGGAGGGCGGCGGGTCGCCGAAGGTGCCCGGCAACATTTCGATAGCCGCGATGATTTCGAAAATGTCTACGAGTTCGACGGTGAGCCGGTTCACCCGTTGCGACGGGTCGAACTCGTAGTTCATTTCTTCCACGAAGCCGCGAAAGCGCGTTGACCACACGCCGGTAACGGGGTTACGCCGCATGAGCCGCACTTGCACGAGCGGGTCGAGCCGGGGCAACGCGGCGGCGGGGTTGGTCGGGTCGAGTATCCCCTCGGTGTCGTTGATCGTGACCGTTGCGCGGCCGGTGTCGCACCGGTCGAGCTCGTATTGCCGCCCCCGGTCGATCGTGTACGAGGCGACAAGCGACGGGTACGCGTCCAACTCCGTCCACGTCGGGGCCGGTTCGAGGGTCGCATCGTTGAAAGCGACCGAGACACGCGCACTCATCGCGGGGCCCGTCGCCCGTGTGCGCGTTGCTTCGACCGCTTCATAAGTTCCTGTTCGAGTTTCTTCACGTCTTGGACGCCGTGAAGGTGAACGCCGCCGTACACCGTCACCGCCCCGGCGTGTGCGAACTGCACGCCGCCGCGCGGGACGACACCGCCGGGCCCGACGGCGGCGAAGCGCTCGCGAATCCGTCGGCGTTGCTCGCGGCTCAAGCCGAGCCCGGCCGTGAGCGCGTCGGCGTTTGTCTTCACGAACGCCGTACGGTCTACGCGCTCGACGTGTTGCTTCAACTGCGCGCGCATATTGGCGAGAATTTCGGCGATCTTCGCGCGCACCGCCGCCGAGATTTTCCCGAGCCTGCCCGAGAGCACCGTTTCGATGTTCGCGAGTAGACCCTTGGTCTTGTCGGTATCGAGGAAGGTGCCCTTCACCGCGTCGCGGAGCCCGAGCAGCCGCCGTTGCAAGAGGGCGACGCCGGGCACGAGCGGTTCGCCGGTCGGCCCGAGCCCGAGCCGCCCGAATTGCGCGGCGTCGCGGGCTCGCGCCGCGCGCTCGGCTCGTTGCTTGCGGCGGGCGGCTTGTTGCTCGGCCCGGCGGGCGAGCACGTCGGCGATTTGCCCCTGCACGGCGAGCAGTTGCTTTTGGAGGTCGAGATTCGTCTTATGCAACGCGATTTGTCGCTTGAGGAATGTTTCGAGCCGGTGCAGCGCGCGGAGGTCGTCGGCGATGCCGGGCGTCGCTTGCGCTTGGTCGATGCGGAATTGCAAGAGGTCGATGAGCGCGCCGCGCCGTTCCTTCGTCATCGGCCCGGCGGTCGCCGTGCTCGCGGCTTTGGTGATCGTGTCGCGCGCCTTGCGAATCGCGTTCGCGATTGTCTTCGCGCTCTTCGTCAGCGAGTCGCCGACAAGGTCGGCGTGCGTTTGATTCTCGCCCGCGAATCGCCGCACGAGCGCGCTCTTGCTTCGGGTGCCGCCGAGCTTCCCGGCAAGCATCCCGACCAAGTCGAGCCCCGACTTGTCGGCGAACGGAATACCGAGGTCGCGCGCCTTGTCGGTGATTTCTTTCCGGTGAATGAGCACTTCGAGCGCGATCGTGATTCCCGAGAGCGCGGCAATGCCGCCGAGCGCGGTGCGAAGCCCGGCTACCTCACCGGTCGCGGTCGTCGCCGCCGCGCCGGTCTCGGCTATTCCCGTCGTCAGTAGGCCGAACGACTTCGCGAGCGCGGCGAACTTGAATGCAGCGAATGTCGCGCCGAGCAGCACGAGCGCGTTTTTCGTTCCGCCGACGGCGTCGCTCAACGTCTTGAACGCGTCGATGAGCGGGGTGAGCACCGCTTTCGCGGCGGCGAAGGCGTCGGTCAAGAGCTTGGCCCCGACGGTCGCGTTGCGTTGCAGCCGCCCCGACCTATCCATTTTTTCGAGCCACCCGCCGAGCACGTTCAAGTAGCGGTTGAGTACGGGAAGAAGTGCGGCACCAATGATTTCCTCGGTGTTGTGCAAGATCGCGTGGAAGCGTTCGGCGGCGGTCGTGTTGGCGGCGGCTTGCCCGGCGAGCTTGCGTTGCGCTTCGCGTATCAAGTCCATGCCTTTCGCGTTTTTCGATAGACCGGGCACGGCTCGGCGAAGCGCGGTTTCCTGCCCGCCGAAGACCTTGCCGACGACGGCGGCGGCGGCGGCAAGGTCGATGTTTTTTACGCGCGCAATCTCGGCGGCGAGCGTTTGCAAGCGGGTCGCCTTCGTGATGTTCCCCGTCGCCCGATCGAGCACGGTGAGCGACTGAACAACCTCTTCGTTTGCGAAGCCAAACTTGCCGTACGAAAAAGCGACCCTTTCGACTTGGTCGCGGTTCGCTTTCCACGACTCGCCATTGGCTTTCAACTGCGCGGCGAGCGAGCGTTGCGCAACGGCGGCTCCACGAGCGGCGTCGATGGAGTCACGTAGCAGCGCGCTCGCCGACGAGAAAGCGAGGAAGCCGCCCGAGGCGAAGGCGAGCGACCGGCCGAGCCCCCGGAACACGCCCGACCCGGCGGCGGCACCGCGAAACATTTTCGACATATCGCGGTTGAAGCGAGCCGCGCTCTTCGAGGAACGGTAAAAGGCACGTTCGAGCGAGCGCGAATCGCCAAGGATGAGAACGGAAATCGGGCGGGCCACTACTCGCCCCCGCCGTGCAGGGCTTCGAAGAGGTCAACGCACCCGAGCATTTGCGCGGGCGTCAACTCTCCGAGGTCGCCGGGTCGAACTCCGAAGAGCCCAAGCCGCGCGTCCCAATAGGTGACCGGGTCGGCTCCGAGCTCGCCGAACTCGGCTTCAAATCGTCCCCAAAAATGGGCGTGTTCCCGTTCGAGTTTTCGGCCGGGGGGCCCGCATCACCCTCGGGCTCTTCTTCCTCGTCAGACTCAAAGCGAAGGATTGCTTCAGCCGGGGCGTCGAGTAGCCGCTCGTACACGTGCGGCACCTCGGGGGCTTCGACCTTCCCCGCCCGGCGAATCGCGATCGCGGCGAGCACACAAATAAATTCCGGGTCGCCGAGCACGTCGCCGTCCACTTGCATGGGGAGGTAACCCGCGAGCCGTTTAACCCATCCCCACTCGCGCGAGGTGAGCCCGTTGCCAAGGTCAAGCTCGTAGCGGCCGTCGTACGCGCGGGAGAGCCCTTCGAGCGTAATGAAGTCAGTCATGCTGCGGCACACCTCCCGGTGCCTCGTTGAAGCGCGCGGCGATTACGTCCAAGGCGAGTTCCATACGCCGGTTCGTTTCTGCCTCGTTGTCGTGCAGCGCGGGTATGAGCGCGTGGCGCATTTGCCACGCGCCCCACTCGGGGTGAAGCCCGGTCGTGCGCCGTAGCGACTGCTCGACCGACACGCCGCGTTGCCGGACGGCGACGCGATACCCGGCGGCGGTGCGCGCGTCCGGCGTGCCTTTCTCTCGGAGCACGTCGCGGGCGGCGTCCACTTGCACCCGTGTGCCGGTCTCCCGAAGTACCTTGCGAACCTCGCGCTTGGTCGCCACGTCGCACGCGGCGAGCCCAACGATTAGTTCCCGGTATCCCTCAACGCGGAGGGTTTCGCCTTGGGCCCCACCGCGTGCCACTCACGGCCCCGGCGTGTCGAAGAAGACCAAGCCCGCTTCGTCGGCGGCAACGAACTCGCACGAAAAGGTGTCGGCATCGCCGCGCGTCGCACCGGGGTTGTACGTCAACGCCTGCACGTTGCCGCGAAGCTCGGGATTCGTCGCCGACACCGGGTTGTTCATGTCCGGTCGCCACGCGAAGGGGACAATGTCCCGGTTCTTGTGAATCGGGTAAATCGTTTGGTGCACCTCGGCGGCGTCGTACGAGCCGTAGAACTCGACCGTTACCGACTGCGTCGTTTGCCCGGCTAGAAACTCGTTCGCGCCGGTCGGGTTGAAGCCGGATACGTCAACGCGATCGTGCTCCGACGAGAGCGCCACCGAACGCGCGAAGTCGGAAAGGTCGGTGCCGTCCACGGTGACGGAATCGCTTAGGGCAATGCGCTTGCTCACTTCGAAGCCTCCTTCGGCTCATCGGTTTTCTTCGAAGCCACTTCGCGAATTGCGCCGCGCGCCTTCGCACGCCGCGCAACGTCTTCGGGAAGGGCGGCTTCGAACGTTTCGCCCTGCGCGTGGCCCATAAAGCCGGTGCGGGCGATTACTCGATACTTGGCCTTGGTCATAGGAATGTCGTCACTCTCCATTCGCACCCAAGCAACCGCTCGGCGGCGGGTTGGTCGTCGGCGTATTGGGTGAAGCCGGAAACGCCGCCCTCGGCGATCGCGAGCCCTTCCACATCGGCGAGTGCTTTCTCGACCGACGCCGGGTCGTCCGGGTCGAGCATCCGAAGCAAGGTCGTTTGCGCGGTCGGCGGGTCGCTCATCGCGACCCGAGCTCGCACCGTAAGGAACACTTGATTGTTGCCCGCCCCGAAGCTCGCCCCAATCTGAAACGGGGTGGACGGGTACACGTCGAGCGCGGGCGGCGTCGGCACGTCCGACCAACCCGGATACACCGTGAGGTCTTCTATCTCGTCGGCGATGGGTGCAAGCCCGGCCGCAACGTCGGCGATCAACTGCACGAGGCTCACCCAACGCCCCACTCGTGCTCAAGCGACGCGAGCTTGCGCGCGTGCCGGTACCACGAGTCGCGGGCGGTGAGCACCGACGGCACCTCGGGCCCTTGCGGCAACGCGCCGAAGGGAAGCAACCGCCAATGCTCGCTCGCCCGTTCGATATTCACGACCTTGACGAGCGCCAACTCGTCGTCGGTGAGGTCAACCGGGATGCCGGTCACGTTCCAACCGAGGTGCGAATCAATCTCGGCGGTGGCCGCGTCCAAGCAATAGTCCGCCCGGTCAAGTTGCGCGTCCGACGGCGTCGAAATGTCGAGCCGCGCAAGGAACTCGTCAACGGTCGCGTAACTCACTTCGTCGCCTCGATTGCCTCGGTGATTTCTGCCTTGGTCATCGAGTCGTCGGCTTGCACGCCGCGCGCTTCCGCTTCGGCGAGCAATTCCGACTTGGTCATGCCCGCGAGCGGGTCTTCGGCTTCGAGTACGCCGGGCACGCCGCCCGTGCCTTCGTCCCACGGGGCCGATTGGTCTTCCCGTACGACTTGCTGATTTGGGGCGTCCCAAATCGTGCCGCCCGCGTCTTGCTCGGTGGCGGTCACGTGACCGTCACCTTGATGATGCCGAGCGGTTCCATGATGAGTTCCGTGAAGTAGCCCGCGTAGGCAACCTGCACGCCCAAAACGGAGGGCTCCACGACCTGCAACGAGCCAACGCGGTCTTCGTACACCTCAGCCGCCGCCGACGAAAGCACCATGAGCGACTTCGCGGCGGCGAAGCCGCCGGTCACGATCACGGTGATGCCCGAGATTGCCCCGAGCGCACCCTGCCCGTAGGTCGCGGCGTTGAAGCCATACGACTGCGCATCGACCGGGTTAATCGGCGCGAAGAGCGGGCCGAGAATCCCGAGCACGTCGGGCGAGGCAACGGCGAGCAACCGCCCCTGCCCCTTGGTCGCCGTATACACCTGCCCCGCCGCCGTCCAAAGCGCGGCGGCGACGGCGTCGCCATTCGGGGTTGCCGGAATGGTCGGCCCGGCGGTTGCCCCGGTGTAAAACGCCTGCACGGCGTCGGCTTCGCTGACGAGCGCATACTCGGCCGCGAGGTCGTTAATAACGATGTCCATAATTGCCGGTTGCGTCCAATCAATGTCTTGACGGGACACGTTCACGTAGCCGCCCAAGGTCTTGGCCGTGACCGGCACCTTGGAAATGACCATTTTGCGGCTCGGGAGTTCTGCCTTTTCGGCCGACTGCGCACCGACTTGCGTGTGCTGCGTGACCCTCGGCCGCGACCATGAACCGTTCGGCAACTGCCGGGGGCCGAGCGCGGCCACCATTGGCCGGGCGGCGTCGATGAAGTTGACGACCGGCCCCAGAATTTCGGTCGGTAGCAATCCGGGGTTGTCGGCCGTCGTTTGGTGCGCGGCGGCTCGGTGGTAGAGGTCGAGCCGGTGCACGGCTTCGTCCATGCCGAGCCCGGCCCGCCACCGGTCGAGCACGTACTCGCCCGCCGAGCGGTATTCCATTTTGCGCGGCTTGTCGTCGCCGTCGCCCATGAACTTGGCGAGTTGGGCGATGCGTTCGGCCGAGTCGCCCGAGATTCGCCGCGCCTCTTCGAGCGGGGCCATAAGCCCGTTCACCGTTCCGATGCGGTCGCGGGCTCGGGTGACAAGTTCGAGTTCCTGCTCGTTAAGGTCGCGCTCTTCGTTTTGCGCGGCTTCAACGAGCCCGTCGATGAACGTCTGACGCTCTTCAATCTCGCCGACGTAGCGAGCGAGCATCGCGTCGGTTTGTCGTGCCATTGCGCGGGAACCTCACTTTCGCGTTAACAAGAGGTCGGTTAACGCCGTACGGCTCCGCGTCCCCCGCAACCGCGCGCCCGTCCAACGGGTGGCCTAGCCTTCGCGCGGGTAGTTCAGCGGTTCGGCAACGAGGTTAGAGCAAACTCATTCGTCGTGCAAACGCACGCGCCGAAGTTCGAGCACGTGACCAAGTGCGGCTTCGTGATTCGCCGCCGCGTCGAAGAGTGCTTCGAGCACGTAATCGGGTGCGTCCGACGGA